TGCAGACTTACTACTAGTAGATGATCCGCATAATGAGCAGGACATCATCAACGGCAACCTTGAAATCTTCGACAGAGCCTACGAGTGGTTCACTTTTGGTGCTAGAACCCGTCTGATGCCGGGGGGCCGTGTAGCTATTATACAAACTAGATGGCATTTAGACGATTTAACGGGCCGTGTCGTACGGGATATGACGCAAAACAGTGGGGCTGACCAGTACGAGGTGGTCGAATTCCCGGCTATTTTGGAGGTTAAGAACAAGAAAACGGGTGAAATCAGCGAAAAAGCCCTATGGCCTGAGTTTTTTGACATGCCCGCGCTGCTGCGAACGAAGGCTTCTATGCCCGTTTTCCAGTGGAATGCACAGTTTCAGCAGAATCCCACTGCCGAGGAAGCGGCGGTTGTCAAGCGGGAATGGTGGAATATGTGGGAGAAAGAGGACCCGCCAAGCTGCTCTTACCTGATTATGTCGCTAGATAGTGCGGCAGAAACTAATAACCGTGCTGACTTTACGGCGCTGACCACATGGGGCGTGTTCCTCAACAAAGAAACCGATGCCCATAACATCATCTTGCTGAATGCTATTAAGAAGCGCGTGGAGTTTCCCGAGCTAAAAGAGTTGTGCTACCGGGAGTGGAAAGAATGGGAGCCGGATGCGTTTATCGTCGAGAAAAAATCTAGTGGTACGCAGTTGTATCAGGAGATTAGACGCACGGGTTTGCCAATACAAGAGTTTACCCCTCACCGTGGTACCGGTGATAAGATGGCGCGACTTAACTCTGTAGCTGACATTATACGGTCAGGTTTGGTATGGGTGCCCCAGACTCGTTGGGCAGAGGAAGTGGTTGAAGAGGTTGCAGGTTTTCCATTTGTCAGTAATGACGACTTGGTTGACTCCACCGTAATGGCACTGATGCGATTTAGGCAAGGCGGCTTTATACGTCTGCCATCCGATGAGCAAGAAGAAACTCGTTACTTTAAGTCCCGCCGTGGCGGCTATTATTAAAGGTAGGCTATGCCAGTAAATTCGATTGACAAAGGGCCATATGCAGCGCCTCAAGGTATTGAGGCTGAATTAGACGACATGGGAGGTATTTCTGATGAAGATCTCGACATCATGTTGGAGATTGATATTGTCGACCCTGATATGGTTACTCTTGATGACGGCAGCGTTGAAATTATCTTGACTGCCGAAGATGATGCCGAGGAAGGTGACTTTGACGCGAATCTGGCAGAAACCCTAGATGAAGGCGTGCAACAAACCCTAGCATCCGATCTTATCGAGCTAATTGATGCGGATATTAACAACCGCAAAGACTGGGCAGATACGTTCGTTAAAGGACTGGAAGTCCTTGGGTTTAGATACGAAGAGCGCACAGAGCCTTGGGAAGATGCATGCGGTGCGTTTTCTTCTGTGCTTGCAGAAGCTGCGATTAGGTTCCAAGCCGAGGCTATGTCAGAGACTTTCCCATCAATGGGGCCGGTCAAAACCAAGGTCATGGGTCAGGTTACACGTGAAAAGGAAGAAGCAGCCGGACGTGTAAAAGAGGACATGAACTATCAGTTAACCGAGCGCATGGTTGAGTATCGCCCAGAACATGAGCGGATGCTGTATGCCTTGGGTCTTGCTGGTTCGGCATTTAAGAAAGTCTACATTGATCCCGCGTTGGGTCGGCAAGTGGCTATCTTTATCCCAGCAGAAGATATGTTAGTGCCATACGGTGCTTCTAATCTTGAATCGGCAGAGCGGATTACGCATGTGATGCGTAAGACCGAGAACGAGATCAAGCGGCTGCAAGCTAGCGGGTTTTACTGTGATGTGGACTTGGGCGAGCCTCAGTCATTCCCGTCTGATATTGAGAAGAAGAAAGCCGAGGAAGGCGGCTACTCCCTGACCGATGACGACCGTTACACAATCTACGAGGTCCATGCCGACTTGGTGATTGAAGGTGTTGATGAGGACGACATTGAGGACGGTAGTGATGTTGGGGACGATAAGGGTAAGGACAATAAAGAGGATGAGCAGCTTGCCAAGCCTTACGTAGTAACAATAGAGCGTGCTACTGAGAAGGTGTTATCTATTAGGCGTAACTGGGAACCGAATGATCCCCTGCATAAAAAACGTCAGCACTTTGTCCATTATGTCTATGTTCCCGGTTTTGGATTTTATGGACTGGGCCTGATCCACATTATCGGTGGATATTCCCGAGCGGGAACGTCACTACTTCGTCAGCTTGTGGATGCGGGTACGCTGTCTAACCTGCCGGGAGGCTTGAAGGCCCGTGGTATGCGGGTCAAGGGTGATGATACGCCGATTGGTCCGGGCGAATTCCGTGACGTGGATATCCCGAGCGGGGCAATTAAGGACAACATCATGATGTTGCCTTACAAGGAGCCTAGTCAGGTCCTGCTTGCGCTGATGACGCAGATCAACGAGGACGGTCGCAGACTTGGTGCGATATCGGATATGAATATATCAGATATGAGCGCACAGGCCCCGGTCGGAACAACTCTGGCCTTGCTGGAGCGCACACTCAAGCCAATGGCTGCTGTGCAAGCGCGGGTCCATTACGCGATGAAACAGGAGTTTAAGCTCCTGAAAGAACTCATCCGAGACTATACGTCCGAGACGTATAGCTACGACCCGCAAGACACGACTGATCGCAAGATCAAGCAGTCTGACTATGACATGGTAGAAGTAATACCCGTGTCGGACCCGAACAGCAGCACTATGGCGCAGCGGGTAGTTCAGTATCAGGCAGTGCTCCAGATGGCACAGCAAGCCCCGCAGATTTACAACCTGCCACAACTGCATCGTCAGATGATCGAGGTGCTAGGGGTTAAGAACGCTGACAAGCTGGTCCCCATCGAGGATGACCAGAAACCCACAGATCCTGTGTCTGAGAATATGCATGTACTGATTGGCAAGCCGGTCAAAGCGTTTATTTATCAGGACCATGAGGCGCATATCGCTGCACATACTAGCTTTATGCAAGACCCGATGATCGCTCAGACTATAGGGCAGAACCCGCAAGCACAGCAGCTTATGGCCGCGTTGCAAGCACACATCGCTGAACATTTGGGCTTTTCTTATCGCAAGCAGATCGAGGAACGCCTCGGTGCTCCGTTGCCTGTGCCGGGAGAAGAGTTGCCCGAAGAGATCGAGATTCAGTTGGCTCGGCTTGTGGCCGAGGCCGGGAAACAGCTTGCTCAGGAACACCAGCAGCAAGCAGCGCAGCAGCAAGCACAACAGCAAGCACAAGACCCGATGTTCCAGCTTCAACAGGGCGAACTCAAGGTCAAGCAAGCTGAAGTGGCAAGAAAACAAGCCAAGGATCAGGCTGATATCCAGTTCAATGAGCAGAAACTTGGTTTGGATCGGGAACGACTGCAAGTCGAGTCCCAGCGTAATGCTAACCAAACATCTTCTCAGGACAGACAAGCCCAACAGAAGATGCGAGTGGATGTTATGAAACACGTAACACAGAAGCCTCCCAATTCGGGAGGATAACCACAGGGGGTAATAAATTGTGGCTAAAACCGTCTTTGACGTGCTGATCGAAAAGATAGAAGCGCATAAAACCGCTGCTATGGAATCACTTGTATCCGGTGGAGCTAAAGACTTTGCCGAATATAAAGCGGCGTGCGGGATTATTCGGGGTCTGTCCCTTGCACGTATGGAAATCCAAGACCTTTCGCGTACTTTTATGGATGATCAAGATGAGTGATAACTACACTGTTACTGATGAAGAATTGGAAACTCAACTACCGATTCCCGTTGGTTACAAGCTGCTAATTGCCCTGCCTACTGTTGAGGATACGTATGAATCGGGTCTAGTTAAAGCCGAGAATACGAAACATGCCGAGCAAGTCTTGTCAATGATTGGACTCGTATTGGACATGGGGCCACAAGCCTATTCCGACCCTGATCGGTACCCAACCGGTCCTTGGTGTGAAGTCGGAGACTACGTATTGTTTCGCGCTAACACCGGTACTCGGTTCCGTTTCAATAATTCGGAATACCGTCTCATGAACGACGACTCAATTGAGGCTGTTGTTTCCGATCCACAAGGCATTACAAGGGCTTAAACTATGGAAAGGGATGAATACAAGTTTCCCGATGAGGTTGAATCGGAGGGTGTAACAGTTACTGCATCAGATGATGTTGATGTGGAAATTGAAATCGTTGACGATACGCCTGAGAAAGACCGGAATCGGAAGGCATCTGATCCGCCGGAAGATGTAACTGATGAAGAATTGCAGGACTATTCCGAGAAAGTTCGCAAGCGTATTCAGCACTTTAACAAGGGTTATCACGACGAAAGACGTGCTAAAGAGGCCGCTTTACGTGAAAAGGAAGAGCTTGAACGTCTTGCCCGCAAGTTAGTTGGTGAGAACAACGAGCTAAAGGGTACGGTTAACAAGAATCAGGAAGTATTGCTTGAACAGGCTAAACGGGTTGCCGCGCAGGAACTTGACGAGGCCAAGCGCAAATACAAGAGCGCGTATGAAATGGGTGATTCCGATGCGATGGTTGACGCGCAAGAGGAATTGGTTACGGCCAAGGCTAAAGTTGATCGTGTTAGCAATTTTAGATTACCCCCTTTACAAGAGACCGAAACTCCTGTAGAAAGTCAATCTAACGCCCCAGTACCGGCTGATCCGAAAGCGCACGAGTGGCAACAAGCTAATGCGTGGTTTGGCTCAGACGATGAAATGACGAGCTTCGCATTGGGGTTGCATCAGAAGCTGGTCAAACAGGGGATTGATCCCCGTAGCGACGACTACTACGAGAGAATTAACTCTCGTATGCGCGAAGTCTTCCCAGATCAGTTCAAGCAACGCCGTCGAAGTAATGTAGTAGCTCCCGCTACCCGCAGCACAGCGCCCCGAAAAATCGTGCTGACTAGTAGTCAAGTGGCTATTGCGAAACGGCTAGGAGTGCCTCTTGAGGCATATGCTAAACAAGTTGCTCTGGATATGAGGAAATAATCATGGCTGAAAATCGACTGAATCGTGATCTTGAAACCCGGGAAACCGCGAAACGTAAAGTGACGTGGAAACCGCCGGAAACTTTGCCTAGCCCGATTGCTCAGGATGGGTATGATTTCCGTTGGGTGCGAGTTAGCACGCTAGGCACGCCGGATGCTATGAATACCTCGTCCAAACTGCGGGAAGGTTATGAGCCTGTTCGGGCAGTTGATCACCCTGAAATCTTTTCGTCGCCCGCTGCTGATGAGCGATTTAAAGATAACGTGGTAATTGGCGGCTTGATGCTCTGCAAGATTCCCCACGAGTTCACTGAAGCCCGGAATGAGTACTACCAAGGCCAGACCGATGCTCAGATGAAGTCAGTGGATAGCAGCTTCATGCGGGAAGGTGATCCGAGGATGCCGCTGTTTGCGGATAAAAAATCCAACGTAACCTTTGGTAAAGGTACTTAATTTTAGGAGTCTTAAATGGCTTATCCGATTGTCAATGGCCCATATGGGCTAGTGCCGGTCAACCTAATGGGCGGTATTCCGTTCGCTGGGTCTACCCGGATGATTCCGATTGCACAAAACTACGGCACGAGCATGTTCAACGGCGACGTTGTTGGCCTGTCCGGTGGTAACGCAATCATCACCACTTACAATGCTAACTCGGCATCAGCAGTTTCTGCTGGCGCTATTGTTGGTGTGTTCTTGGGCGCTCAGTACCCCGGTACTCCCCCAATCTATGGCAACCTGCAAGGCCAGTACTACCCAGCTAGTACTAACCAGCCCGGGATGATTGCTTATGTGATGGACAACCCCACTGCGCTGTACAAGGCGTGTGTTGTTACGCAAGCCCAAGGCTCGGCTAACACGCAAGCTAATACTGGCACGACGGTTGGTTACTTTAGCTCGCGCTTCCTCGGAACGAACGCCTTCCTCGTCGCCGGTAACGCCGGTAGCACGACGACTGGTAACTCGGCAATGGGTGTGTCCGGTGGTAACCCCACTGTGTCTAGCTCGGTAGCCGGGAACATCGTTCAGACGGTTGCCACTGGTTCGGGCACCTCGCCTTGCTTGCGGGTTATCCAGCTTGTTCCAGACACGGCAGTTACGGTTGGCACCACGCTGTCCAGCAGCCCATCTGCTGGAACGACCTTCACAGTCGCTTCTACTGTCGGTATCCAGCCCGGAATGGAAGTTGTTGTTGGCGGCGTTAAAGTGACGGTTACCGGTGTTGTTACTAGCACCTCGACCATTACTGTTAGTTCGGCAGTGACCGGTACGTCCGGTAGCAGCGTAGCGTTTGTCGGTTTCCCTGAAGTAATCGTTGGCTGGAACTTCGGTTTCCATAGCTATCTGATTGCTGCTGGCGTATAAGGAGTAAATCATGGCTATTTCACGCGCCCAACTACTAAAGGAACTCCTCCCGGGGCTTAACGCTCTGTTCGGTCTGGAGTACAAGCGGTATCCCGAAGAGCACAAAGAGATTTTCGATACGGAAAACTCCGAGCGTTCTTTTGAAGAAGAAACCAAGCTGTCAGGCTTTGGTGCCGCGCCCGTTAAGAACGAAGGTCAAGCTCTCTCGTACGACAACGCACAGGAAGCATGGACCGCACGTTACAACCACGAAACCATCGCTATGGGCTTCTCGGTTACCGAAGAAGCAATGGAAGACAACCTGTATGACAGCTTGTCTAGCCGTTACACCAAAGCATTGGCTCGTGCAATGGCGTACACCAAGCAGGTTAAAGCTGCCAACATTCTGAACAACGGTTTTAACGCCGCGTTTAGGTATGGTGACGGTCAGCCTCTGTTCAGCACGGCTCACCCGCTGGTTTCTGGTGGTACTAACAGCAACACGCCAGCCACTGCTGCCGACCTGAATGAGACTTCTTTGGAGTCTGCTGTTATTCAGATCGCTGCATGGACGGACGAACGTGGTCTGCTGATCGCCGCTAAACCTGTCAAGCTGGTCATTCCTCCTGCTCTTCAGTTCGTTGCAACCCGCCTCCTTGAGACGGAACTGCGTGTCGGTACTACCGATAACGACGTGAACGCGCTGAAGAACAACGGTTCGATCCCCGGTGGTTACACTGTTAACCACTTCTTGACCGACAACAACGGCTGGTTCCTGACCACTGACGTTCCTAACGGACTGAAGCACTTTGTGCGTGTCCCGCTGGCTACGTCGCATGATGGTGACTTTGATACGGGTAACATCCGTTACAAGGCACGTGAGCGTTATTCGTTCGGTGTGTCTGATCCGCTTGGTATTTTCGGTTCACCCGGATCTAGCTGATCGGTGTAAGGGAAGGGGGCCAAAAGCCCCCTTTTCTTTTTTTAAAGTATGTGTTATAAAGTGGCATACCTAGACCACCGACTTGCTGACTGACTAGGCAGACTCTCCTCAAGAGACAGCAAGTTTAGATTTGAGGAATTATTATGGCTAACAGTACATTTAGCGGCCCAGTACGTTCACAAAACGGTTTTCAAACCGTTTCTATTGATCCAACTACTGGCGCGGTTACCACCACATCTACTCTTGGTGTTAATACTAGCGTAACAACGCTAACCACAGCGGATCTGATTTTTACAGTTCAGGATCACCCTACGACTGCCGCGATTAACGCAACTGCCACAGCCACCGCAGCAGAAGTTGCAACTGGGTACATCACTTCTACTTCCGCCGCTGCAACAACCATCACCTTGCCTACTGGTACTTTGTTGGGCGCGGCTGTTGGCGCGACTAGGGGTACTGTATTGGACCTGTACGTTGACAACACTGCTGGGGCAAACACAGTGACGATTGCCGTGGCTACCAACGGCATCCTTTCCGCTGCCGCTGCCGCTGGCTCTGGAGCCGGTGCTGGTCTTCTGACTGTATCGTCCGGCGTTACTGGTTTGGCATGCTTCAGAATTATGTTCTCTAGCGCCACCGCCTACGTATTTAGCCGTATTGCCTAACAGAGTAGGGGGCTGCAATGCAGCAAACTGATGTAAAGTCGCAGCACCTAACTGCAAGTGGGAACATTGCGGGCTTGGCCCGCAATCGGTTTAAATCGCTGTCCTACCGGGGTAATGGTACGGATGGGTATGTTAAATTGCGTAATGGTGGGTCAACTGGTGAAGTTTTGTGCGAACTTGATGTTGGCACAAGCGATTCGTTCACTATCTACGTTTTGCTTCCGGGCGAAGGAATTTTATTCCCAAGCGGCATTTACGTAGAACTCTCAAATGTTTCCGCCTGTACGGTGTTTTATGGCTAAATCTCCTGCATGGCAAAGAGCAGAAGGAAAGGACCCCAAGGGGGGTCTAAACGCGAAGGGGCGTGCGTCCGCGAAATCACAAGGGATGAACTTAAAGCCCCCCGCCCCGAAACCAAAAACGACCGAAGACGCCGGGAGAAAGAAGAGCTTCTGTGCGCGAATGAGCGGCATGAAGTCGAAACTTACTTCTTCCAAAACAGCCAACGACCCCGACTCCCGGATTAACAAAAGCCTTCGGGCGTGGAAGTGCTGAGATGGAACATACTATTTGGAACGCAATTCTTTCGGTGGGTGTCAGTGTTGTTGGGTTCTTCCTCAAGAGCATGTATGACGAGATAAAACGCCTTCAAGTACTGATTAACAAGACCCGCGAAGAAGTCGCCAAAGAGTATGTAACCAAGACACAGCTAGACGCAGATGTTAATCGCATCTTTGACCGGCTTGACCGGCTTGAAGCTAAAATCGACCGACTGGTAGAAAAGCATGCCTAGTACATCAAAGAAACAGCACAATTTCATGGAGGCTGTAGCCCACAGCCCCGCCTTTGCCAAAAAGGTTGGTGTCCCCAAGTCCGTGGGCGAGGACTTTTCAGCGGCTGATAAAGGTCGCAAATTTGGTAAAGGTGGTGATATGAAGAAAGGTTACGCAGACGGCGGTATGCCTATGGTCAACAAGGGCGGCAAAATGGTTCCTAGTTTTGCGGCTGATGGCGTAGGTAAAATGGCTAAAGGCGGTATGGCCGAGTCAAAGAAAATGGTTGGTAAAGAAGTAGCCTTCATGAAAAAGAAGGGTGCTCCTGCCGCTATGGTTAAGCACGAGAAAGCCGAGATGATGGGCATGAAGAAAGGCGGTGGCGTCAAGAAAATGGCTGCTGGTGGGTCCGCTTCCAAACGTGCAGACGGTGTTGCCAAGTCTGGTAAGACTAAAGGCAGGATGCTCAACAAAGGCGGCATGGCCTGTTAAGGAACTATCATGGCACAAACAGATATCTACACCGCTAAAATGGGCCAGCCTCCGATGCCGGATGAAGGTCCAACCAAGCCAATGTCGCGTAAGCGTAAGCCCAAGTTACCGGATTCGGACATCTACACTGCCGACAAAGGTCAGCCTCCGATGCCAAATGAGGGTCCAACGACTCCAGCTATGCCCAAGAAAGGTAAACCAATGTTTGCCAAAGGTGGCTCAGTCTCTAAGCGTGCTGATGGTTGCGCCCAGCGAGGCAAAACTAAAGGGAGAATGATATGAGCTCACCTCTACCCCCAAATAAGCGTCCACCGCCAGCACGAACGCCTCCACCTCCTCCGCGCCGTCAGGGCTACATACCGCCCACAGTACGGACTCCCACTGGTGGAACAATAACCCCACCTCGACCAACCCCAGCACCTCGACCAATCACACCGCCACCACAACGCCCAATCACACCGCCACCTCAACCACCTCGACCGCAACCTAAGCCCGTACCCGCCCCAGTAACCCCACCTCGACCAACCGTACCACCGCCGCCAGCACCAACGCCCTCACCACCGCCACCGCCCCCAATTAAACCATCGCCACGACCACCGGAATCGACTATTAATCCCGTACCTACCCCAAATCCAAAGTCGGCTAGGGCTTTTAATCAACAGCAACAGTTTGCTGAAATGATGCCGGATCTTGCAAATAGATCTCCAGCGTATAAACGTGGTGGGGGAGTTAAATCCGGCGGCTCAGTTTCTAAGCGTGCTGATGGTTGCGCTCAACGTGGCAAGACTCGCGGAAAGATGTGCTGATATGGCAGCTTCAAAACCTGTTGGTGAAGTAACTAAATCGTTAAAAAAAGCCGGGTTTTATGAGGAAAGTAAACCTAAACGGCTAAGTATTATCAATAAAGTTACAACTAAGCCCCAACGGATAGAGATGGTTGATAAATTGTTTTTAGCCAAAAAAGCTAAAGGTAAGTCAAAATGAGATCAAGTCGGGGTATGGGGGACATCAACCCCAGCAAAATGCCTAAGCCGAAAGTAATTAAGCGCAAGGACAACCCCGACTCTGTTGACTTGTATGCTAAGGGCGGCGGGGTAAATGCTGCCGGTAACTATACTAAACCCAGTCTGCGTAAGCGGATTGTGTCTCAGGTAAAGGCAGCAGCAACGCAAGGCACAGGTGCAGGTCAATGGTCCGCGAGAAAAGCCCAGCTTGTAGCTAAGAAGTACAAGGCAGCGGGTGGGGGTTATCGAGATTGAAGCCTCCACAGCAGTCTCTTAAAAATTGGGGTGACCAGAAATGGCGCACCAAGAGTGGTAAGCCCTCCAGTAAAACTGGGGAGCGGTATCTACCAGAGGCGGCTATTAATAGTCTTAGCCCGTCCGAGTATGCCGCGACGACCAAGGCAAAGCGGGAAGGCAAGAAAGCAGGTAAGCAGTTTGTAGCGCAACCCAAAACGATTGCAAAGAAAACGGCTAAATTTAGATAATGGCAACTTCCGGCACCACTAGTTTTAATCTTGACTTCGCCGAGGTAGCCGAAGAGGCTTGGGAGCGTGCTGGTCGGGAGATGCGGTCGGGTTACGACTTGCGTACTGCTCGCCGTTCTATGAACCTGATGACCATCGAGTGGCAAAACCGTGGCATCAACATGTGGACTATCGACGAGGGGTACATTAACCTCGTCCAAGGCGTATCTACTTATACGCTTCCAGAAGATACAATCGACCTTCTTGACCATGTGATTCGTACGGGACAAGGCAGTCCATCGACACAGTTTGACCTGACAATTTCTCGGATTAGCGTTTCAACTTACGCTAGTATTCCGAACAAGATAACTCAAGCCCGCCCAATTCAAGTCTGGGTGCAGCGACTGCGACCCGCTCCTCAGATTACTGTGTGGCCTGTACCAGATCAAGGTGCCGTGGGTAACCCCTATTATATTTTCCGTTACTGGAGAATGCGTAGGATTCAGGATGCCGGGACGGGTGCTAACACCCCAGATATTAGTTTCAGGTTTTTGCCTTGCTTGGTAGCAGGGTTGGCGTACTATATCGCTATGAAAGTGCCGGAACTGATGGATCGGCTACCTATGCTAAAGCAAGCGTACGATGAACAGTTTGACCTCGCCGCAGGTGAGGATAGGGAGAAAGCTACGATTCGGTTTGTTCCGAGGGCGTTTCGCGCTGGTAGGGGGTAATCGTGGGTAACCGCTTTGCCGCTGGCTATAAGGCGATTGCCGAATGTGATGTATGTGCATTTAGGTATAAACTACACCAGCTTCGTAAGCTAATCGTCAAGACTCAGGTTACGGATATTAAAGCGTGCCCAACGTGTTGGGTTCCAGATCAACCACAGTTATTGTTAGGAATGTTTCCGGTAGATGATCCGCAAGCCTTGCGGAGTCCCCGTCCAGATTTATCCTTAAATACGAATAGTACTGGGTCACGAGATATTCAGTGGGGGTGGAATCCAGTTGGTGGTAGTAGGGGTTTTGATGATCCGCTAACACCAAACTACTTGGTTACTGCTGGACAAATTGGTACAGTAACGGTTACGACATCATAGGAGTCCATGATGGACAAGAAGGAAGTTAAAGCTATCGCGGATACCGAAGTCCGCGCCCACGAGAAGAAGCTGCATCCCGGTGTTAAGAAGATGAAAGCCGGTGGTCCAACCACGGCTGATCGTGCCAAGTACGGGAAGAATATGTCTCGTGTTATGAACCAGCGCGGTAGCGCACGGGGGAAATAATGGCTACATATAGCATGAAAAAGGGTGGTAAAGAGGTTGGCCCCGCTTCGACTTACGCTGAACCACATACTATGACTGGTGCGGACATGAACATCGACGCCCATGTCAAGGCCCACAACGCCAAAGATAATGTCGATGAACTCTGTATGAGCGTAAGTGGCTACAAGAGCAAGCCATATCCAGAACCTAAAACAACTGGTATCAAGGCTCGTGGGACCGGCGCTGCTACTAAAGGTCTGATGGCCCGGGGTCCGATGGCATGAACTACGCCGCGTTGTGTGTCAACATTCAAGACATCACGGAGAATACGTTCACCGCTGATCAGTTGGCCATGTTCACGCAGCAAGCGGAACAGAAAATATACAACACGGTTCAGATTGCTAACTTACGAAAAAACGTAACGGGCGCTACCACTTCGACTAACAAGTACCTATCGTGCCCGACTGATTTTTTGTCTGTTTATTCTATGGCGGTTGTTAACGCGACGGGGGAGTACACGTATCTCCTTAACAAAGATGTTAACTTCATCCGCGAAGCGTACCCCACGCCTACGAGCACGGGGTTGCCTAAGTACTATGCTATATTTGGTCCTAATTCAACCGATATAAACGAGCTTTCGTTTATGTTGGGGCCAACCCCCGATGCAGCTTACACAATGGAGTTGCATTACTTTTACTATCCGCCTTCGATTGTTACTGCTGGCACGTCTTGGCTTGGGGATAACTTTGATTCCGCCCTGCTTAATGGTGCGTTGGTCGAAGCCATCCGGTTTATGAAGGGCGAGCCGGATATTATTGCTAACTACGAGAAACTGTACTTGTTGTCGGTCCAGTTGCTTAAACAGTTGGGTGACGGTAAGCAACGTCAAGATGCATACCGCAGTGGTCAATATCGGCAACCGGTTTCTTAATTAGGAGTTTCTCATGGCTATTTCTCAGGCAATGTGTACCTCGTTTAAGGTGGAGCTTATGAGCGGGTTGCAAAACTTCGCTGCTGGCGGCAACACTTTCAAGATTGCACTGTACACCTCGTCAGCAAATCTTGACGCAACCACGACTATTTACACGACTTCTAACGAAGTAGTTGGGACTGGTTACACCGCTGGTGGTAATACGTTGACCGTTTCGCAGGTTCCTACCTCGTCTGGCACCACAGCTTTTCTTAGCTTCTCGGATACTAGCTGGACTACCGCGACGATCACTGCGCGTGGGGCTTTGATTTATAACAGCACTAACGCTAACCGTGCGGTTGCTGTTCTTGACTTTGGTTCAGACAAATCATCCACGGCTGCTACGTTCACAATCCAGTTCCCAGCGGCATCTGCTAGTACCGCAATTATCCGGTTGGCATAATCATGGCAGTGTCCTTAAAACATGCTTTTTCTAGCGGGAAGGCGGACGGTGTAGATGCGACCCTAGTTCAGCCGTCTAATTGGAACGCGGAGCATACGCTTCAGTTAGCGACCAATCGGCTGCTTGGAAGGACATCAGCCGGTACGGGTGCGGTGGAAGAAATCGCAATCACTGGGACGGGGAGTGCTGTACTAAACAATACTCCATCAATCACTAACCCAACGGTTACGAATTACTCTGAAGCTGGGGTAACTACGTCCGGAACGTCCCTAACGGTTGACTTGGCTAGCGGCACATTTTGGCGGTTTACGATCTCTGGTGGTAACGCAACAATGAGTCCCATAGCCGGAGCAGGTGCCGGGAAAAGTTTTATTTTGATTTTAACTCAAGACTCCTCGCCAAGAACCATGACATGGCCTGTGAACGTGGTATGGCCCGGAGGCACACCGCCAACACTTAGCACTGGCTCCGGTAAACGCGATATATATTCGTTTTTCTATGATCCGACCACGCCGTCTTGGCTCGCCACCACTATCGGACAGAACTACTAATGTTTGCTGCATCTAAATCGGGGCGAGCCGGTTCCGCCGCGCCTACCACCGACGCCTCCTTTGCCTACGTCCCGCTGCTCTTAGAGACTGGCTCATCGTCATCTCGCAGCACTACGGTAACCGACTCCGCTCAAACACCAAACACGGTTAATAAAGTTGGCTCGGTAAGCACGGGGTGGGTCTCTCCGTACCAGACTGACGGGTATTGGGGGAATCAGTTTAATGGGACAACGGACTATTTGACCCTACCCGCAAGCGCAGCGTTAACTTTAACTGCCAATTTTACAATTGAGTTCTGGGTGTATAGCGGTGCATTTGCAAGTGGCGCATCCAATCCAAGTCTTTTTAATACCGCGTCCGCTTCTATATTCTACGAATCAAGTGGTTCAAACAGGGGGCTATGTCTTTTTGTAGGCTCCGCAATTATTACAACAGCCACAACAGTTTTACCAAACAACCAGTGGAATCATGTTGCTTGCGTCAGAAGCGGCTCAACTGTTTCAATGTTTGTGAATGGCAGTAGGGTTGGAACCAACGCTTCATTTAGTAGTACAGCAGATTTTTCAAGCGCATTTGTTAATAGATATTATGCAAGCGCTGCCGGATACTTGAATGGGTACATGAGCAATTTTAGGGTTGTTAAAGGCACAGCAGTCTACGACCCCACTTTGACTACATTAACTGTACCAACAACCCCGCTCACGGCAATAACAAATACTTCACTGCTTACTTGCCAGAGCAACCGATTCATTGACAATAGTGCTAGCCCATTAGCAATCACCCCCAACGGCACCCCACAAGTAAACCCATACTTCTACCCTAGTGGATTCACCGCACCAGCCGCGAGTCCGGGTGCTGTTTTGTTGAATGGGTCTAGTCAGTTTTTAAAGTCCACCACTGCTACTACTGCGTTTCAATTTGGTACTAATCCATATACTGTTGAATGCTGGCTATATCAACCCTCTAGACCAACGCGGCAGTATGTTTGCGGAGGCTCGTTTTCTGGCACCGGGTTCCAAATATTTATGGACTCGGGTCTGCTTAGATGTTCTGCCACTGGTATTGGAGATTTGCCCGCAGCGACAATTGTAGTCCCGTTAAATGCTTGGACTCATATTGCGGTGGTTAGAACAAACACATCCGCAGGCGGGGTGGCGTATTATGTTAACGGCGTCCCCGCTGGAACAAACACAATGTCAGCAAACATTTCGGGGACGGCTTCGTTTATAAATGTTGGAACATCAGCCGACAGTACTGCTGAGCCAACTATCGGATACATCGGAAACTTCCGCATCGTCAAAGGGACCGCCGTCTACACAGGCGCATTCACCCCACCAAGCGGACCACTGACCCGAACCGGCGGGACGTATCCAAGCCTCACCAACGTAGTTACAGGGTTCTCCGCAGCCAATACATCCCTGCTGCTCAACCTTGCAGACAGCAACTACACCAGCGCGACGAACGGCGTACAGAACAACA